GTATAATCACCTGATTGAGACGCTTGGCACACCGCAGGAAAACCCGAAGGGTTGGAAGGCGTGGCTAAACGATAGTCAGAACCGTGACTTTAGAACAGGCGGCGGAAACGTATAATGGCAGTCGACACCTACACAAACCTGCAAGCGGCGATTGCCAACTTCTTGGCGCGTGACGACTTAACGGCGCAGATACCGGATTTCATCACAATGGCTGAGGCGCGCATGAGCCGCGAGCTTGAGACGCGCAGTCAGGAAAAGCGCGTCACCGCGTCGACTGTTGGGGGTAACGAATACCTCGCCCTGCCGGTTGACTTGCGCGAGGTGCGCGAGGTGAAGCTAAACACCACGCCGCTGACTGTGTTGAGTTACTACAGCCCGTCTGCGCTGGATACCAAGTTTTCGTCGGGCGGTGCGGGCAAGCCTCTGGGCTACAGCATCATCGGCGACGAGATCAAGCTGCGGCCGATACCGGACACAGCCTACACGGTTGAGATTGTCTACATCGGCACGATCGAGGCACTGTCAGCCACAAACCAGACAAACAACATCCTGAGCCGGTCGCCCGACGCCTACCTTTACGGCGCACTGGCCGAGGCGTATGCTTACCTGCTAGATGAGACGCGTGCGTCGCAGTACCTGCAACGGTTCAACCTTGCGCTTGAGGAGATCAAGGTTGATGAGCAGCGCTCGCATTACGGCACCGGGTCGTTGTTTATCAGCAGTGTATATCAACGCCAAAATTCAGCAGTGGAGAGCTAAACTATGTCGGCTATGAGTGACTACCTCGAAAACGAGATCCTTGATCATATTTTAAGCACGGGTTCCTACACGATGCCAACAGCCGTATATGTCGGTCTGTCGACTGGGTCGTTTAACGACGACAACAGCGGCACCGAGTTGACTGGCAGCAACTACGCCCGCGTGGCGGCGACATTCACAGCCGCAGCATCTGGCACAACGTCAAACAGCGCGGCTATCGAGTTTAATGCGGCCACCGGATCTTGGGGCAGTATTTCGCACTTCGGCATTTTTGATGCGGCAAGCTCCGGCAACCTGCTCATTCACGGCGCGTTCACCGTAGCTAAGACAATCGCGTCCGGCGATATTTTGAAAATACCTACGGGTGATCTCGACATCACTGCGGCTTAGGTGCGGTAATGGCGACAGGAACTCCGAGCCTAGACAACTTTACGTCAAGTATTGACGCGCTACCCTATTCGCTGGATAGCGCGTTACTGCTAACTAAGGTCGACTGGTCAAATCCCACTCTCGAACAGCTCGATAACTGGGGTACGCTTGAGCAGCTAGATACGTTTGGCACGCTTGAGCAGATGGCCGACCTTGAGGTTAAGGCGTTTGAGGGTTCCGCATCTGTTGCGTTAACTGCTACCGGCGCCGTGCAGTTTGCGATTGATGTCGCAGGCACCGCAAACGTCGCGGTCACAGCAACAGCCACGCCACAGCATGTGCAGGCCATTGCAGGCACCGCGTCTATTGTGGCAACCACGACGGCAACTGCCAATCGAGTGCAGCCTTTTGCGGCATCGGTAACTGGTGCGGCGAGCGCCACTGCAAGCGCCAACTTTATCGCGTCATACGGCGGCGCGGCGACTATAGCATTTAACGCCACAGCTCAAGCGTTTTTGGTTTACAAGTTTGAGGGCGCCGCGACAATCGCCGCTACAGTCACAGCAGCACCGGTTGGCGAGTTTGCTATGGTCGGGTCGGCACAACCAGAAATTACTGCTACAATCACCGGAAAAATATTGGGTGAGGACTGGTCAGCGATTGCGCCTACCACACCGTCTTGGGCGTCGGCTTCGGCTGGCGCACCTAGCATTTGGTCTAACGCCCCAGCGGCGGCAACAGGGAATTGGTTGGGACAATGATACAGTTTGGCGAATGGCTACCGGATCAGCCTGACTTTACCAACGCAGGCGTCGTTGAGGCGACAAACGTGGTGCCTGCATATAACGGCTACCGCAGTTTTAACGACTTTGTCGATTATTCAAACGCGGCGTCTAGCACTCTGTTAAACGTGTTTGCGGCTAAAGACAACGACGGCACCGTGCGCCTGTTCGCCGGTGACGCGTCAAAGCTGTACTTGTTTAACGCTGGCACGACAAACCTAGACGACGTCAGCAAGGCAGGCTCGCCAGCTTATGACTTGGGAAACAACGAGCGTTGGCGCTTTGTGCAATTCGGCGACACGGTTATCGCGTCCGGCGGAATTGGCGAAGAGTTGCAAAAGTTTCAGCTTGGCACTGACAGCGCGTTTTCTAACTTAGCAGGCACGCCGCCAAAGGCTGACTTTATTACGGTTGTGCGTGACTTTGTGTGGACGGCCAACATCGACGAAGGCTCAGGCCGCGTGCCGTATAAGGTGTATTGGTCAGGGTTTAATGACCCCACAAGCTGGACGGCTGGCACGGATCAGTCTGACTTTCAAGAAATACCAGACGCTGGAGCCATTACCGGGATGATCGGCGGGGAATACTGCACGATCCTGATGGAGCGCGCCATCGTGCGAGCCACTTACTCAGGCCCGCCGCTTATCTTCCAGTTTGACAAAGTCGAGACTGCCAGAGGCTGTCAGGTGCCGGGGTCGGTTTGTAACATCGGTCACAACATATTCTACCTGTCGGATGACGGCTTTTACATGTTCGACGGGTCGCGCTCTCAGTCTATCGGCGCAGAGAAGGTCGATCGGTTTTTTTTAGAGCAGGACTTTAACTTCTCGTATAAGGACAAGATGACGTCTACCGTTGACCCTCAAAATCAGCTCGCTGTGTGGTCGTATGTGTCAAACAGCTCTCTCGATGACCAGCCCGACACATTGTTGATATTCAACTACGCTCTGGGTCGCTGGTCTTTGGTGAGGGTCAAGAACGACTTGGTGGCACCGTTCTTCACGGCTGGTTATTCACTAGAGCAACTGGATAACATCAACACCAGCCTAGACGCCCTGCCAGCCTCACTCGATAGCGCGCTGTACAAAGGCGGCCAGTATTTGTTTGGCGGCGCAAACGGCGCAAAAATAGCGGCGTTTTCCGGCGACCCAATGCAAGGCACGATTGTCACCGGCGAGGCAGCAGTCAAGGTTGGCAATCATTCAATCGTCACGCGCCTGTACCCGTACCACGAGGGCGGCACGGTTGACCTGTCCATTGGCCTTAGAGGCACGCCCACAGACACGGTAAACTTCCAAAATGGCGGCTCGACAAATACGTCTGGGTTTGTGCCGTTCAGGGCGCACGACCGTTATCACCGCGTCAAGATGGTGCTAAGTGGTCAGTGGTCATACGCGCACGGCGTTGACGTTGACGTAAGGCCAGTGGGGCGCAGATGACAACGGCACAGCGCAGCACAAATTTTCGCACGTTAAATCCTGTCACAGCCACAACAAGGGAAGTGTCAGAGGTATTAAACAGGACTATTGATGGCGGATTAAATAGTATTGGGTATGCCACGCTTACATCGGGTGTCACCACCACCACTGTAAACGACCCGCGCTATGGGGTAGAGAGCATCGTATTTTTTACCGGTTACAACGAAACGCTAGAACACAGTTTGCCTTTTGTTAAAAGCACTAGCACCAATGGGACGATGATAATTGAACACAAAAATCACGGACATGACGTCGACGTCGCCTACCTTATTATCGGCTGAAGACCGACTTGGCGCTCAGTGGGAACGGTGCCACAAGTGGATTAGCGACGCGCTGAAGTATGCTGGCGAAACGCACACTATGGAAGACGTCCACCACGCTGTGGCTACCGGCAAGGCACAGTTACATCCGCTAGAGAAGTCTGCTATTATCACAGAAATAGTGGACTACCCACAGCGGTCTATATGCCGCATCTGGCTTGCGGGCGGAGACTTGAGCGAGCTGACTGAGGCGGAGAAGTCCATATCGGTTTGGGCTAAGTCACTCGGATGTGACGCGATGGAGATTATTGGCAGGAAGGGCTGGCAACGGCACCTCAAAGATTACACCGCGACGGCGGTTATTTTGGCGAAGGATTTGAACGATGAGTAAAGGCGGCGGATCAACACGCACAATCACCCAGACGCAAGGGCCACCAGAATACGCAAAGCCGTTTATCGAATACGGTATGGGGCAGGCGAAACAGCTCTATAAAAGCGGCACCGGCCAGCAGTATTACCCCGGCCAGACGGTTGTGGGTTACTCGCCGGAAAGCGAGATGGCATTAGCAGGTCAGCGTCAAATGGCGACTACCGGCTCGCCGCTTATTCCAATGACACAGGCCGTTGTGGCGCAAAACCTAGCAGGCACAAACCCACTACAGTCGGCTGCGTTCCGCCCAGCTATCGAGGCGGTGCAGGCTGAGGCGGCCAAGTCTGGACGCTACGGCTCAGGCTACCAGCAGGCGGCACTCGGTCAGGCGCTGGCGCCAATGGCGTATGAGGCGCAGCAGCAAGCGATTGCACAGGCGCCGGGCGCGTATGAGTTTGGGTTTAGTGACTTGCAGAAGCTGGCCGAAGTCGGCGCGGCGCGTGAGGCGCAGTCTCAGGCCGAGCTGCAAGCTGACATGCAGCGCTTCCAATTTGAGCAAGAGGCACCGGGTCAGGCGTTGGCTAATTATATGGCGATGGTACAGGGCGGAACGGTAGGCGGCACGTCGTCACAGCCGGTATTCCGCCAGCCGGTTGGCTCGGCGCTGTCAGGCGCACTTGGCGGCGCACAGATGATTGGTTCGTTTGCACCCGGATACGCTGGCTTAGGTGCGGCGGCAGGCGGCTTAGCGGGATTGTTGGGGGCTTAGTATGGCGCAGATGACACCGGCACAGCGATTTCTAATGATGACGCAGGGGCGTCAGCCACGCCCCGTTGCTAACATGATGCGACAGTATCAGACGCCTGCCGGGATTACCCCGCGTATGGCGTTGCAACGCCCACAGCCACCGGCACCAGCTATGCCAGCGGCAGCTCGTCTATCGCCAATGATGCAGCGCGTCGCGCAACAGGCCGCTATGCCGCGCATGACGCCGCCTGTGGCCGGCGCGGGTGCGACAACGCCACCAGCAACCACACCGCCAGCAGGCGGCCAACCTAGCGGGTTTATGGGCGCATTTAGCCAGCCGTTGACGTCACCGGTCGGTCAGGCGATTAGCCAAGCCGCGATTGCGGGTGCGCGCGCCAGCGACTACTCGCCCACACCGGTATCGCTCGGCCGTGTATTGGCTGAGATGGGTGCGGCGGCTAGTAAGGGGTATGCGGGCGCGCAGGATCGTGAGTTAACAAATCTTTTGACGCAAGCAAAGATTGCGGAGAAGTTAGGCACGGCAGGACAGTTTTACAAAGGCTCAAGTGTAACAGCTCAAGACAGAAACATTGTCTTAAATTTGGCGCCAAAAATAAAAGACGGCACAGCCACTGATGCCGAAAAGAGCCAGTACAGAATATCGTACCAGACCTTAACCAAACCAATGAAAGAAGAAAGACGCGCGGCAGATGGCACTATTACAACTGTGCAGATACCCGGCTTGGATTTAAGCAACCTGCCTACGCCTGCCGGTCTTAAAGCTGGTGAGCGTGTTATTGGTCAACAAGACCCCAAATTTAACAATGATGAAAAGCTCGCGGGCGCATTTACTAACAGGATGATTGAGGCGACACAAACATTTGAAAATGTAACGTCTGGCGGTTACGACCCAGCAAACATACAAGATTATGCCGCAGGAAAATTGCCCTTATCATTAAGGGCAACCGCAATGAGTGACGCAGGCCAACAGTATTTGGCCGCTAAAATGAATTTTATCACTGCGGTTTTGCGTAAGGAATCTGGAGCCGCTATCTCCGCTACAGAATTTGAAACCGAAGACATGAAGTATTTCCC